AGACCTTGTTTCTTAGCTAGAGCTAAAAACTCCTGATACTTAGAATTACTTAAACCTTGACGTTTCATTTCTCTCAAAGTTCTTCTTATAGTATCACCGTCAAGAGCATCTGCATAGATGGTTCTTAACGCTTGTTTAGCGGCTTCTGCGTGTCCTATGTTAGTAAAGAAAGCATCGTGGATGGTACCTGTTCCCACGTTGTTCTTTTTACCCCATAGATGAAAACGCCGTACAATAACAGCATCGTTACTGTGGTTTCCATTAACACCCAAGCCAATAGAAGCGTCTTGAATAGAAGCTTTACCAATAAGCTTTCCATCTTCAGCGCTAGCTTCATAGATGTTCGCAATCTTACGACCTGTAACTGGGTCAGTAAACTCGATACGTTCTTGTATCTTAGGACGATACCTTTGAGTCATAATCTTTCCATCGAAAGTAACCCAAGGAATATCAACCTTACCTGTGTCCTGTACAAAATCCTTAGCTACCTTCTTCCAGAAAGTAATAAAGTTATCAGTAACAGGCGCACGTCTAGCAAGGTTCTTAGACATTATTCTAGAGATTTCAGCGAAGTCCTTTGGGCCTACTAGACCTTTAGGTGCATTCATTATTTTCTCTACGAATACAGCAGTATCAGGATGAATGTCTTGAGCTTGTTTTAACAGTTCGCGCCCCACAGGAGTGCTTTTGTTTACCATTTCATTTAACTCTGCCCTGAAAGCACGGAGTTCGTCTACAGCAGACTTGGCTCCAAGCTTATCTGCTTGTTTAATTTTCCCATCGATAATTCGGAGTTGGTCTCCGAGAGTTTCTTTAGTTATACTTGCGTAGCCTTTGTTATCAAGAATTTTAGCCATCTTGCTAGCTACGTTAGCAGTCTTTGTTGCGTCTCCCGCACCATAAAAAGAAACCATGTTTTGAGACTTGGCACCTTTAGCAAGGTCTTCCCAAGTCAATCCTGAGTTTCTTAATGCAGGTATTTTGTGGAAGTCAGGGTCATTAACAGTGTCCATAGCAATAATATCGTACAAGCGGTTTTTCTGGGGAGTTGCTAATACGTTACTAACCATAGAAATGTCTCTATCGCCTGTTGATAAACCAATAATTTGAGCTCCACTAGAGGAGGCATCGTTTTCAATCATTAGCCTTGTGTTATACTTAGACAAACTATTAGCGTCAAACTTGCCGCCTGTTGTTTTGTGTATACGTGCATATTCTAAAGCAAACCTAGCCATCTTAGGTACGTGTGGTCCTTCGTGGCCTTTAATAAGAGGGTGTTCTAAGAACTCTCTCATACGCCTGTCGCGTTGTGTTGTTTGCTGTAGTAAGTTTCCTAGTTCTAATAAAGACTTTTTATTTCTTTCAAAGATAGCATAACGACCTGCCTGAGTAAGAGCTTCAGTTCCTGGGCCAATCATAGCACCCACTTGGATGCGTAGCTCTTGCATAGCTAGGGGAGTCATCCGCATAGCTTGACCAGAGTCTAAGAAAGGTCTTACAAGCTCACCTCCTGTAGGAGTTAAGTATCCACGATGATAAACACGCCCACGCGAGTCAATAAAGACCTGAGTCTTAAACTTTTCTCCACGTTGCCTGTGCCATTTAGCTGTAGTCATAAGGCCATAACCTTGTTCACCACGGTTTAAAATTTCATGACGCAACTCATTGATAGAGTCATAGTACTTACTATTACCTCTAGGGTCACGAAACCGCACCACATCGTCCATAAAATCAAAGAACTCGCCATCAACTTGATACTCCGTATTGCTAACATGATTCATCATGCTTGCCATTTCGCCGTCTATTTGTTTGGCATCATAGTCTGGGAACTTGTCCGCACTAATGATTGGAATACCTGTGTCGTTGCCTCTTGCGTCTACAAAAGTTTTCTTGTTAGCTTTAACATACAAACGGTCTCTATCGTTCGTAACACCTAACCGTCTAGCAATTACTGTTCTACGTTCTGCTTCTTGAAGCTTAAGTAAGTTTTTGTCAATGACTGAAACTTCTCTAGAGATAGTATCTCCAAACCCGCCAGACGCTCTGCCTGTATCAAGGTCAATAACACCTCTTCGAGTCTTGCCTCTAAACTGAACTCTTATTAAGCCTTGGCTAACTAGGTCATCTAGTATTCTAGAGCCTTGCTTGTGATGAGCTTTAAGAGTAGTAGCAAAAGGAAGAAGCTTGCCAAAGTCTTTTTCAAACTGTTTACCAATAGCTATAGCCAAAGAATCGTAGTCAGTTGATTGACCTGAAACAATAAGCTTAACCGTTTTAGTAATGCTGTTTAAAGCTTTGTCGTCCATAATTTTAGAAGAAGGTTTTGGCTTACGGCTTTTGAGTTCTAAGTCTACTACACTACGGTAGCTTTCTCGAACATTAGCTGCGGCCTTTACCCACCAAGAATCAGAAGGTTCTTCAATATATTTCTTTTTATAGTCTTTGTATTTCTTTCTAAGAGGAATAATGTTATCTAAAAGCTTTTTCTTAAAATCTTTCTTAGAAGGATACTTAGTGTATAGCTTTTGAAAGTAAACCTTTAACGGAAGTCTACCTTTAAAGTAAAGCTTCTTAGCCAGTTTAGTCCCTTGCTTAGACCTCCAAGCATCAATGTATCTTTGGTCTTTTAAAAGGTTATTAGACAAGTCATCTAGGGTGTAGTACTTGCCCATAATCTGAACTTGAGGTTTATCCTTAGCTAAATAGCTAGTAAACATTTCTGACCTTTTACGAGAGCGCACATCGAGTGCTCTTGAAACGTTTTGTACTGCAAACCTGTTTTCTGCTCTAACCACACTAGCAAGGTCTCCCCACGGTTCTTTGTCTCTAGCTTGACGCTGAAACACAACACGCAAGTTGTCAACTATTACTGTTTGTTGGTTAAGAGAAACTTTGTCATCCAAGGAGGAAGCAATAGATTCGATAAAGTCTTTCTGCTCTCTGGACAAGTCCTTAGCATTCCGCATAAAGTCAATACGCTCTTGATATAAAGTAAAGTCTGGGTCATACAGATTATTGTTCTTTACCTCGCCTGTAAGAGAGTCTACTGAGAAGTTACGCTCATCAAGTTGATTACCAACACGCCTACGTGACGCTTGTTTACCTTGAAGGCTTGTACCTTTGTAATCTGTTAGTGACATAGTTTTATTAAAGTCACTAGCGTCATTAAGAAACATTTCTCGTAAAGCTGCTTTGTGTTTAGGGTTGTTAAGAAGTGAGTTACGAGTTTTAGCGTCTACTCTTATGCCCTCTTCAATTACTTGTTGTCTAGGTCTAAATACCGCAGTAGCTTGTGCTGCTCTTGAACGCAAAGCTTGAATACTAAGAGCTTTACCCTTTGGGGTAATGAACTCTCTAGCCTTCATTTTACCTTGCTGAAATAGCGCAACAGCTTCTTCTGAGCCTAACATTTTCTTTTGTATAGCCATAGGTTGAGTGGTTAACCAGTCTCCAAAGTTCTTTAAAGCAGGAGGAAGCCCGTTAAACATTTGCGGGTCTTTCTTTTTGAGATTAGTCTTATTAACTCTAGAGCTAGTTACTCCAAGAATCTCGTCTTTGCTTTTAAGAACGGGTACTAAACTAGAACGACAGTTCCAGTGAAGCGGTGGCTCATAGCTCTTATCACCAACATCATAAATCTTTCCATTGTGGTGTTGACAAATAGGGCTTGTCCTAGAGTCTAAGATAGCTGTAAACATATAGCCTTTAATAATGTCTTTATTTGCTTCCATTACTTTTGCTACAGAAGTTGTCTGTGTAGAAGTAATAGCAGTTCGAGTAAGGGTCTTAGCTTGCACCTCAGTAAGCTTAGTAGTCTTCATTACGTCTTTAATGATTTCGTTTTTGCTTACACCTGCAGCCAAACCTCCTTTAACCTTAGAACTAATACGGACTAATTCTCCTGAAGAAATGTTAGCAATGTTTTTAGAAATACTTCTAGAGCCTTTAATGTTTGGTCCTGCTATTTCTCCAAGAAGTTCTTTAGTTCTGGGCTTCTTTACCCTATAGAAGTCTTTGACTTCCTTATATAAATTTTCTGATGAAAAGTCTAGTTGAGAAGTTGAGAACTCTTTCAAGCTTGTTTCCTGATGCGCTGTCAACTCTTTCCCGAAGCGTCTAGCTTCTTTTCCGAGGTCAGCACGAAGGTTGCCTCTCAATAAGTCTTTTAGTTTGTTTCTGTGTCTTTTTAAAATCCTACGATTTTGAAGCTGAACACCTTCTTCGTATAGCCGTACATCGCCCATATGGTCCACGATACGGTCAAAAATTCTATCGTTAATATTCATCTAGTCCACCATTGTAGAGTTAGAGGGGGTGTGACTTACTATTAGACCACGCCCAAAGAAGACAGTTACCAACGTTGTAGGCTGGCCCTTTCTTCTCTGGGTGGTGGTTTTCTCTTAATAGTAAATACCAAGCTTTAAATTGCTTGTATCGGTTCATCCAAATCTTCCTAAAAAACGTGCAATGTGATGCACGAAAGGAAGTAGCATGATAGCCATCATAAGGTTTGCACTGGTGTGCATGATAGCAATTCTTAGCGTGTCGCCTTTCGGCAGACCGTCAGAGGCCATTAAGCCAGCTAACCAGATAGTTCCTGTAGTACCAATATTGGCACCTAGAACAGCAGCAACGGCTGCAGGAAGAGGTATAACACCTCCTGCTACAAGACCAATAATAGCCGCTGTAGAAAGTGAAGATGATTGCCAAGCCAGTGTCATACAGATTGCTCCGAAGAACATGTAGATAGGGTTAGCAATAAACCAGTTTAAGTGGTCTATGTTTCCGAGGTTCTTAAAACCACCAGAAAACATCTTTAGCCCGACATAAAAGATTATTAGGCCAGCAACAATTTGTACATAAGGGTTAGACATAGTTAAATTACTTCCATACTGTCATCATTAGGTTGTTGAGTCAAAGGGTCTGTTTGAATCTCCTCTTGAGCTTCTACATCATCATAATCGGCAGGTAAGAAGTCGTTATACTTAGCAATGTTAAGGAAAGTAGTACGTCCGATAATACCGCCTGTATACCATTCGGAAACAAGACGCATAGCACCTTCTCCACCAACCATAGGGGAGAAATCAGCACTAAGTTGGAATTTAATATCATTGCCTGAAAAGTCAGTTCCATATTTCCAGTTAAGCATAAAGGCAATAATCTCCTGCATAGTGCCAGAAAGTTTAGCGTTCATTGTGCCTAGTTGGGCTGTTTGAGAAGCATTGCGGATTTCAAGAGCAACACCTGAAGCCGCTTGTTCTGGCGACAACATGCGAATACCCATTCTAGCCATTTCTTCTACAGTAGCTTCAATAGCCCTGTCCATGTCTGCCAAAGCAGCGGTAGGGGTTTCAAGTACAGTAATAGACTCGTCTTTACGAACACGTAGCCAAGAACCTAAACCTGCATTGACAACATCTGAAAACTCTTCGTCAGTCATGTCAGACTGCACCACTGGTGTATAAGTCGCGGCACCGTATAGTAGGTGATTGCGGCGGGACACTTTGTTGTAGAGTGATATCTCTCTGTCAATGATTGGCATTAGTACAGGCTCAACAGGCTCTAGTTGACCGTTAAGGGGCCAAGCAGGGATGCGCTGAAGACGCTCACCAAAAATCATAGGAGTTACTGTGTCGTATTTTTCAAATTTAGCTTCCATGTCATCACGGTATTCTTGTTTTACTTCACCGTTAAGAACTGCTACTTCGTGCATAGAGTCTTTCTTACGGTAGTAATCCAATACTAAATAACCTTGTTCATCAAGATAGTGGTCACAAACAGTGTCAATGTAGTTAGGGTGCCAAGGGTTATCTTCTGTATACTCTTGAGAAATATAACGAGTAACAAACCGAGTTAAAGTCTTTTGACGAGTAATCGGGTGTACTTCTGTTTGAATGTTGATTACATTTTCTGCTTTAACAATTACAGGGTAAGGGCTAATAGACATGCGCTGTTCAGCGTCCATCATATCAAACTCAGCATCACTAACGTTAGGGCGGTCTACATAAACCCAACAACGTGAGGTTTGTAGTTCTTCCCAAATAGCTGAATCTAAGAAGTTAAACATAGAAGCCCCATCAAGGGTAAAGTCTTTCTCAATCCAGTCTTTAGCATCTTCAGGAAGCTCTTCAGGTAAAGTCATTACTGACTGTTTACGAAGCAAAGAACTAATAAGAACTTTAGCATACTGAGCAGTTAATCCTGGGAGTTCTGCTTCACTCTTATAGAAGTCATACTGTTGTTGTG